TTATAATTGTTCCATTATCAGAATTGGCACCTTGGACGCCATTTGATCGAGCAACGATTGTGACGGTGTCACTTGGGTACGCAGTATACGGACTGGAACTCGCTGTCAAACTCACAATAGTTTGATTAAGTGTGGTCAAATCATAATATCCAATAGACGTGTCATTGGTGTTTTGTGTCTGACCTGATCCTGTTCGCCCACCATTGGTTAGAGATCTGAATGCAGTTACACCTCCAGCGGCAGTAGCCATGGTAATTAAGCCAGCGCCGCGCCCTGTTGCTCCAGTATTTGTACCAGCACCAATAATTAAATTTAATTGACCGCCACTGTTAAAAAAATACCTTGCGGCATCTCCTGAAGAAAAAGTAGCTGTACGTGTAATTGTTAGTGTTTGTGCTGCTGCGCCTGTTACATTAAGAACTGAATTAGTAGTTGTTCCGGTAGTAGTTGTACCTTGTGTAGCAAAATTTAGTCTGTTTGTGTAACTGGTATTAATATTTGTAGCAAGTGTAGACAGATGATTTATTCTATCTCCGGAGACAACGGCAGAAATACCAGAACCTGATCCGCTTTGATGTGTTAATGCACTGTTCAAAGTATTAATCAAGCTTGCCCATTGCGTAGCTGTTACAGTATTTCCAGCCGCTACAGCAGATATCGCAGTCTGGCCATAACCAGCATTACCTGAACCAGTAGACCAAACGGTGTTAAGTTGGTTTGACCCGTTTATAAAGTTGTTATAGTCTGCTGCTTCAATCAGACCTGACTGTGCGTATGCCATGTTTTAATTCCTATTAACTATTTAACTTAACGATAGCCTCAATAGTTCCTTCGGCTGCATCAAATTTATCTTCTAAACTCCTGCCAATTACGTTAAATGCTGAAATTTCATTCTTTGCACCAGCACGAGCTAATCCGTTTCCTGCCGCAACCAGTCTGTCACCTTTTTTAACTTTTCCAATTACACGCACAGGCACTCTGCCATTTACTGCTACTGGAGGATGACTGATATCATCTCCAGCTGCACCATTCATTAGATAAGCTGCTCTTGTGCTAATAACACCAAACACGTCTTCACTTAATTCTTCGTCTGCTGCTGTAATTTCTTTAACACCGCCAAGTGCAACTACAGTCCCGGCTGGATAAGGTTGGTCACTGCTGAATCTTTCTGCTAAGTCAGCGTATTTAGCTTGCACCGAAACTCCATAGAAAGTATTAAACCACATACCAGTACTTCCAAGATTTACTGTGGTATTGGATGTAGGTAAAATTGTGTCTGAAACATAAACTGTAGCAAGATTAGCTCTGGTAGTGTTAACATTAGCAGCAAAAACATTACCAATCAAACTTGATTGTAAGAAAATGTTGCTCCATCTGTTGGTTGTATTACCAAGCGTGTAAAAAACATTCGAAGTAGGATTGATATTGGCTGCAAACGTACTTGTACCAACACCACCGCCCAGGATAGTATCAACATAATCCTTGGTAGTTAAAGTAAAACCGTTTGACGATGCTGTAGGGCTGGCTGTGGCTTCTGGCAAACCTGATATAGCATTGCCTTTAAGAAAGTTTGTTTGTGCTCCTGCTTTTTTTATACTTAAATGAAAATCTTTGTTATTAGTTACATTCCTAAGTGTAACTTCACCACTTGTAACCAAGGCTTCAAAATCACTTGCAACACCAACCTTAATTCCGGTGTCATTGGTAACTGTCAAGGCGCCATTCAACGTACCGCTGACGTCGTTTCTTAAAAACGAACTACCTGGCACACTTGGGAATCCAACACTAACATAAAGGTTATTGGCCACGTCTGCAGTGCCCTGGAACGCTTGGTTGGTAATATTAGTTGCCAAATTTAGTCCGGTCTTGACAGTTGCAAATCCGGTCACTGCTGTAGAAAAAGTTGGCTCTTTGCTCCAAATACCTACCAAAATGTTATCAATATAAAATTTTAATACTACATAGGTAGCAGATGGGCTGGTTGCAACAATAGTGTCTGGCACTGCACCAGTATTACCAGTTGCGCTGGTAGTTAAAGGACCTACTGCGGTCCATGTGGTTCCGTTGTAAACTTTTAACTGTACATTAGAGGTATCCCACCATTGTTCGCCCACAATTGGATTGTTAGGCTGACTTGACCCGGAAGTCATTGTTGCCATAGTTTTCCATGCACTTGCTGCTGTACCTTTAGTAGCTGATGTGTTTACTTTCAAATACTTACCGGCAGTATCCCACCATAGTTGTCCTGGCAACGGCGCAGTTGGAGCTGCACCATTTGCAAAGTTTTCAACTAAACGAATCATGTTTTCGTTTAGGAAAGTACCATATCCTGGGTAATTTTTACCAACAAGGGTTAAACTTGAGCTAACTTGATCAATGGTGCCATCAGGTAGTCCTCCTGTAATTAATTGCCCACCATTTGATAATGTAATATTGTATGCCATTTAAGTATTCTCCGACTCTGTTATTTATGACGTTTTTATAAGCGAAATTCTTGTTCTAATGTGTCCAGCATAGTGAAGATACCCTCAATTGCAGACGCTTTATCGTTATTCTTCAAGGATACAACTATACCCTTGACAAAATCATTGTAGTTTTTGACCCAAAAAGATCGATCGTAAACAAATTTAGCATGCTTAACTAATTTTTCCGATCTTACGTAGTATTCTATGATCTTTTCTTCACGCGAATCCGACCTTAGATTTTGCAGCAGAAGCACATCGTTATCATCATGTGGATCATCATTTAGTAAAATACTGTTGTAAATCAAACAGTTGTCAATTCTGCTCAACATGGTTGTCCTGCAATGATCACTATCTCCGTTTGCGTCACAAACCGGACAAGATTCTCTGTTACGTAGATATTCTTCTAAACTTATTCCCATTTTTTATTTTCCCAAAAGTTTTCCAACTTTTCTAACAATTTTGTCTACAGTAGATATACCAGTTACTGCACCTAACAGCACTGTGGTAGTACCCCAAATCAATGCTGTTTTTGCCCACATAGGAAGTTGTTTGCCTCGTCCAAATTTTGAAATAGTTCTGCAGAGTGGTAATCCTATGTTCATTACAAATCTTCCGGCTGGATTTGATTTTGTATAGCCGTCGGCATTCATCCTGTAGGCCATTTCTTCGGCCCATGGTCGAGCTATTACATCTAAATAATGTGCAACAATTTTTGTTTGTAAGTCTTTGCGTTTCTGTTCGTCCCTTATCCAAGGAAACACTATTTTTCTAAAGGTTGAGCTGCCACCACCTTCTAATAAATCAACAACTGGACCTGCCCAACGCAAATATCCATTGTAGGCATCAGGATCTTGGTCCCGTAACATTATACCGAACGCTTGATCGGCTTTGTTCATGGCATGGTCAAAATATCCCAATTCTGCCAACTTTTGACAAATGATCTTACATCCGCCGCCACCAGAGCCGCCAGGACCTGGAGGTAATCCGGTTCTTTGTAATTTACCGTAATTGCCAAATTCTTGTTGAAATCTCAAGGTGGTAAGATTGCCAGCAGAATTGGTAGTTCTCCATTGACCGTTAATTTTAACAAAAATTTCATCAACATATCTCCAATCACCTGCCACTTTGACTGCTGCTTCGCTTATTGACCGCCAATTTCCATTAACTTTTATTGTAGACAGTCCAGTAGGATAGATTTCAAGCGCCACAGCACCATTTGCACCTTCGCTACCTTGTTTACCACCTTTGGCAAAAGGTGATGCATAATATCTTAAGTTACTACCTGGGGGATCTGTTCCTACATTATCACGGGTGTCCCAATAAACCTTGTCAGCTGAATCACTTATACTTACAGCAAAACCTTTGTTTAGAGGCGAATTATATAAATTAAATTTAATTTGTTTTACACCTTTTCCAAAGTTTAAACTGATAGGTGTAGGAGTAGCTGTGCTATTTTGTGTTACTGTTGTTATTAGAACATCGTCAATGTAAACTTCTAAGGTGCCGGTTGCAGCCGCTCGTAGTTTGTATTCTCCAGAATACACTGTTTCGAATTGTCTTGTAACAGTTCCTGCACCTTGTCCCGCATCAGTAAACCACATGCCGTAGTCATTGAGAAATCGACTCCAACTTGCATTGCTAACCGGAGATAGTTCGCCATCTGACCCTACTCGTTGATCCTGTCTCCATCTGACAAGCACTGCACCAGCTGTCCCTTCGCCACCAATTGAAGATTGTAATTGTTGTGGCCTGGTTTGATCATCGGGATTGGCTGCAAACACGTTAGGTTTAGCTGCGCCGGCACCTGCACTTCCGCATCCTAAACTTGATCCTCTGTTGGTCTGAGTAACTGCATTTTGTCCCAGTGTCTGTCCGGCACCAGGGCCTCCACCAGCAGTGCCTGTTGTATTTGTTGATGTTGGTGTTGCTCCTGAAGCGCCAGTACTTGATGATCCTCCGGATCCTAATAAAGTTGTTACAGTCCCGCCTAATCCACTATGTGTAATATTGCCCGCTTGACCGCCTTGTAATTTTAACAGATATGTGTCTGTTACTGTATCTCTAATAGAGGTAAAGCCGCCCGCAACAGCCGGTATAAGAGTCAAATTAGCATCAGTAATAGTTCCTGCTGTGTATGGCGTTAACTGTGTAACACCTCCTTGTCCACCAGCACCAATGCAAATTTCATAAAGTCTACCAGGTACTACAGAAATGGTTCTATTAGTTGCAATTGCTCCTTGCCCACCACCAGCACCTCCTTGTGTTAAATTTCCGCTTCCGCCGCCTCCTCCGCCGCCGGTTGCAGAAACTAAAGTGATTGAGGTTACACCACTTGGTGCAACAAAGCTTACATTACCGGCGGTATGTTTAAACAATTGATTAAATGGGTAGTTACCTCCCGATTGCCCACCAAAAGTGCTGGAATCACCTCCGCGAACAGTTCCGCCTGCGCCGCCGCCCCAGCCACCGCCGCCTCCACCACCGCCGCCTCCGTCTCCGGTTACACCTTGTCCGCGCTGACCTGCTGTGATATTATAATTTGGATGATTTGAATTATCTACATTTTGTAATTCTAAGGCGGAGACCCCAGCATAAATCTGTGCAATATCTGGATATGCTGTCGCTCCGTTTCTGATTTTGTACAAAGTTGCATTGTTACCATCATTTCCTGCGCCGCCGCCGCCGGCTCCACCGCCGGCGACTGCAACCACATTACCATTGACTATAATCAGCGAAGCTCCGCCTCCGCCTCCGCCTCCACCCGATGATCCGCCTGGGCCTGCAGGGTGTCCGTCGGCGCCACTGAAACTTGGAAAGCCAGGCAAATTTAACCTACTTGCACCTCCAATACCGCCGGCAGCACTTCCTGCACTGCTACTACCTCCAGTTCCGCCATCGCCTACTACTACTTCGATCTGATCCCCGACCTTGACACTGAATTGTGTTTTGTGAAATTGACCAGGGGCTCCAAGGCCGCCAAGACTGCCTGCATCGTTACCGCCACCACCACCGCCAGCACCCCAGAGGTAGGCCACTATATCGGCATTGATAGGAGATGTAAGACTGTATCTACCGCAGGTTTGTGTGTATTCTGATACCACTGCTGTGCTTCTTGTATCCCAAACAACATTACTTTCTGCATCAGTTATATTCATAGCAAAGCCAGCTGGTCCACCGGCTTGTGCTACCTCCATCCTAATTTGATTTATACCTTGAGCTAAAGTTATTTTTGTAGGTACCGGAAGCGTTGCAAAATTTGTGGTCACATGACCCCAGTAACCCCAATAATAACCACCATAACCGTACCAGGGCCAATACCAGCCGCCATACCATCCATTATAGTATGGACCCACTGCACCAAAACCATCAGTCCAGCCATTTGGATAGTAAGTTCCGTTATAATAATTTCGATTATAGTAAGGACCGTACCACCCACCCCACCACCACCAATGATGGTATTCCAAAGTTTGCGTAGTACCGCCTACTTTGAGATCGTTAATAAAAACTTCACCTAAATTATCTGCACTTGAATTTACAAAGTAATCGCCTGTGTAGGGAGCGTCAAAAATTCTATATATTGTAAATTTTTGCCTTGTTCCGGAGGTAGTTGGCCAAACTGCATATTGATTAAGAAATGTATTCCATCTTGAATCAGTTCTTGGATACAGGACAGCTGGACTTTGCACTGGATTCCCGCTGGGTCCAGAAATTCCAAATATATTTACAATTGGTTGTCTTTCTGCCATAATTAGGTATACTTAAACCAGATATCTCCGTCATTACCAAGTGTGTTGACTGGATCAGCGGTACTAACAAATTTTCTACTTCCGTCCCAGAACACTGATCTGGTCATAACATATTGTGTAGTGGCAACTTGAGTGTTGTTTGCCCCAAATGTAGGAGTAGGAGCGACTACATTTCCTGTGAATGTTGGGCTGTCTTTGTCGGCTTTAAGATTTATATTTGCCACTAATGCAGCGGATTGAGCCAAGTTGACTGAATTGATTTTGTCATTTAATGAAATTATATTAGCATTGGCTGATGATACGTTTGCATTTAGCACTGTCACATTTGCCAACATGGCATTTTCTACTGCCACTGTTTGTGCCTGAGCGGCTGCAATATTTCCAGCAAGTGTGTCAACATTTCCTGTAATTGCAACATATGTGTCAAGATTTATTTGATCTACTCTATTGTTAGTTGCCCTTAGAGATATTTGCACATTTGCCGCGGTTAAATTTGCTCGAAGTTGATTTTCTTCGCTAATTCTTTGCACCAAATTGGCATTAATGACCGCTACATTCGATGATATAGCAGAAGTCGCGTAAAATCGTAAATTTTGTATTTCGCTATCTACATAAACTTTTGTAGGAATTCCAAAATTACTTGTTGCATTAGCCAACACTGTAATTAAACCACTACTGCCATTGATGTTTAATACATTTGTACTAACACCGTTTACGTTGGCAAATAAGCTTATGTTACCATTGTTGTACTGATTGTTTATAACTACATTACCAGTTAAATCTTTTATCTGAAAATCGTTTGGCCCTATATTGAGATTGCCTGTTAGATCTACATTGCCTACTATTTCGCTGCCAACTGTGATCCATTGGTCCCCAGTATATACTTTAATATTGTTTACATTAGTATCATACCATAACTGACCTGTAGTGGGAAACGGTGGACTGTTGTCAAAAGCAAAATTTTCTAACAAGCGTACAAAGTTTTCGTTGGTTTGGTCGCCGTAATTTTGCACTAATCTTCCGAACAGGGTCAAGCTTGTGCTGGTAGTATCTTTGGTTCCATCTAATACAACAATAGTTGTACCATCTGTTTTTGTTACAAAATATGACATAGTGTTATCCTAAACTACTTAAATTGGTTAAAGTTTGAATTCTAACAGTGTAATCAATCTGTATTAATCTATTTAGACTTTTTTGTACAGGATGGAAAACCACGTGTGTTAACAATTTGCCTGTTGTGGTCAAACCAGAGGTCCCATCCAGGCTGCGTGCTTTCAATCCTAACTCATCAAATGTATAAGTATCATCTAATCGTGTAGAATTGTCAAATGCGCTTTGTCCTGTAGGTTCTCCATAGTCCAACAAACAACTAATTACTAAATCAGAATAAATTCTTCCAGGTACATGACGCACTTCAATTTTGTTTCGTGTTGGATCTGTATTAAGTGCGCTGGTATTGTCTACAATTTTTGCAAAGGTAGGATTGTACAAATTACTATTGCTGGTATTAACATTTGATGGCAAATAGTTGATTACTCCAGTAGGATCAATGCTGGTACCACCATTACCAAAATGCATTTCATAGATATAACTTTGCCCTTTGTTTGCAAGAGTATAAGCTATTGCTTCGCTTATGTTTTCGTAATGAATAGCGTTACGTTTGTTTACATATACTTCGCCAGATTCTGGATCAAAAATTTTGATGTGCCCTTGCACATGCACTCCATTTGTTTCGTCAGGTTTTTTATTGGTTTCCATAAATTCATTCTCAGTAACGTCTGTGTTATCCATTTTAGTATTTAGCTGTGGTATTATCATGGTGTATAACTTGGTTCCTCTCTAATAAACTGAGCAGCGAGCGCGGTGCTGCCCTCTAATCCCACTCCAGTGTTAAGTGGTATCCATAGATTGCTTTGAGTAATTGTTTCATTTACCAAAGTAACATTACCATTTGCATCTACCTGCCCTAAGATTTCCATGGCTCTAACATTGGCTACAGTGCCAAGATACGTGTTGTTTAACTGATTAAAAATAGTTAGCACATTTGAGCCAATAGTTAAATTACCCGTCACAAAATGCACTGCAACTGTGTTTGAAGAAACCACATTGCCGAGCAATCTTACATTGGCTGTGTTACCAGATTGTACAAGATAATTTCCAATATTTGCTGTGATTGGGCTACCTAATGTGATTCTCCAGGTCACGTTGGCTGTGGTATTGTAATTGCCAGTAACAGTGGCAAATTTTGGCGCCGAATCTGGTAACACTTGTACCAAGCTTGTGTCAACAACTTTAGAGTTAGCTAAGTGCAAAGTTGCTGCACCTGTGCCATCAACTCCTCTACGCAGTTGAGAAAGAGTGTTTACAAAAACCTGTCTCACACTGCTGTTACTGATATATGACGTAGAGTTGGCATATACATTACCTAACACCAAATATGTGTTGCTGTTGTAAGCAATTAAACTGTCAATGCTGTAGAATGTGTTAGCAGTCCAAGAACTGGCTGCTGCTATTTTTGCACTATCATACTTTTGATAGTAATGGATCAATTCACCGTTAATAAATATTTCGCCTGGTATCCCTGAAGCTGCTCCAGGATCTGGCAGTACCGTTACATCGCCTACAAAAATATCATGATCAGCTACTCCCAAATTCGCGCTCAACATCGTGGTAGCATTGGCGCTGATTCTATAAAATTCAATGTTACCGCGCATGGGTTTGAATTCTCTAAATCCGTATGTAGCTGTGTTGGAGCTATTGTTAGTAAATGTTCTTATTTCTAATGCATCATATATTCGTCCAGGAATCAATTCTTCTGGTGCGTGACTGTGATAGCCATCAACGTAGCTTCCGCCCACGATATTGATATCTTCAGGTCTGGTACCAAGCGCAGTGTCTTTGTAAAAACTTGCAATATTGGAATCTAATAGATTGTCAATAGTAAGATTGGTTATCTTGACATTGGCTGTGCCTCCTGTGATAATTTCTGATATACCAGCTGTACCAGCCACACCGTTGATTTGTATTGTGTTCGCCGACACTGTAAATCCTGTTACACTGTGTATGATTTGAATAACATTGGCATCAGCATAGTCATGTAAAATAAATGCGTTTGCAGTAGTGTTTGACTGTGTAATGTAGTCGCCTGCCTGAACATTCGTTACATTTGAACTTAATGTAATGGTGTATATGGTTTCGATTGGAGGACCCGATAACATCATTTCTGTGTGATCAACACTAATAACCTTGAAATCGGCGTCGTTTTTAAAGTCAAAGTTGTATTGCCCTCTTATACGAATTGTATCATCTAATTCAAATCCGTTTTCAAGAAAATCTACGGCTTGTATATTGGCGCTGGTAATTTTCATTCCGGTATAATTAAATCCAATAATGTTACTTGTGAAAGTAAAACTATTAGCATCAAATCTTTTTCCTTGAATTTCGTTGCCCGGAAATCCTACACCGAACATCAACTGTTCCAAGTCTTTACCTGGTCTTCCAACTTCCGGGAAATAGTAGGCTGATATTCTATCAGCCGCATTTAATAATATATTTCCACTATCTACTTTGTTATATCTTGTAAAATCAAAAATTGATTGTGAACTTATATTAGCATTAGTTGCAAGGTATGCTTCATTGTTGTAATAAATGAGATTTCCACTGGTAATATAGACATTAGAGTCAATGGGAATAATACCATCAGAATTAAAATTGTACTGTCTAATTTCGTCTGTGCCGGAGTCTGACACATAAATTTTTGTACCATCATAACTTACAAACATGCCTGTAGGGGTGTTTGTTTCAAGGTTAAAACTGTTAGTAAATACGGCAGTTGAAACGTCCCAATTGGTGGTTAGATTGTATTCATTTATACTATCACTTTGTTGTCCAATAACATATAGTCGTGAACCATCTGTTTTAAATCTAATGGCAGTTGGAAAATTATCCTTTGGCGCTATTGACAATGATTTACCAGAATAGTTGGCAGTGGATATTTCCCACGGTACTGTCATTGTGTATTGATATACTGTATCATTTAGTGTGCCTAAAATATACAAATTCAGTCCATCTTGACTTAATTCTATTGCACGAGGGCTTGATTCTTCACTGCTTATATCCAATGAAGACACAACCGATGCGGTATTAACCATCCAGGATGTGGCCAAACGATACTGATAAATTGAGTCAGTGTTTGTACCAATGGTGAACATTTCTGTTCCGTCATCCTTTATGAATAAGCCTTGTACATTTGTATCTTGTGGAGCTAAATTGGCTGCGCCAATATTTGCTGCTGTAGAAACATCCCATGGGATGTTTAAACTGTATTGATAAATCCTATCTGTACTATTTCCAACGATGTACATAGCTGTGCCGTCGCCTTTAAAAAATACTTCAGTCACATCGTTGTCTTGTGAGGTTATCACGGTAGATTCTACATAACGTAATCTATCTAAATTCCATGCATTTGCTTTGTTACCATCAACCACTATAGTTGATTGATATGCAGTATTGGGTTGCCATTCAACTATGTTACTTGAATAAGCTATCCTATCAAATTTTAAACTTGTTGAGATTCCGCGTACGGTATTATAACTGCCGTCCTGATTATATTCATTATGCAGTAAAGGATATGCTGTGGCGCCTTCACCGACACCATTGATAAAAACTGTAGGTATGCTGGTGTACCCCGATCCAGAATTCGTGACAAAGATTCCTGTTAGTTGACCTGTAGTTGAATTTATAGTGGTAATAGCAGCAGCACCTGTTCCGCCGCCGCCAACTATTTCAACATTAGGTGGTAGAATATAATTCTGCCCAACATTGCCTAATAGATACCCAGATACTTTGAATTTATAATTTTCTGCGTAAGTGTTATAAATTGGAACACTTTCAAATAGGGCTGCATCTGACGATTTGGTCACGTCCGGCGATCTAAAAGTTTCCTCCGATTTAAAATATCTTGCTGGCAAATCAAAGTCCGCCCAATTACCAGTGACCTCATCTATTTTACTGTACTGAGGAACAAATTCCTTAATAATTGTTCTATAAGGTTTAACTTCTTTAATATAATCCTCGTAAAAACTTTGATTGTCTCTTATATAATTAGGTAGTTGTTCCAAGGTACGTAAACTGTGATATACATCAATGAAACTGCTTTTAAAAATCCAGTCTGGATTTTTTTGTTCTCCAATTATAAAGTTAACTATCGAGAAAAACAAAGTATTGAATTCTATAGCCAAACTATTGATAAGAATTTCTTTGTACACACTGTCAAAAATTTGTCCAACTTCTTTGGCCGCCACTGGATCAAAATCAACTATATCAAACACCGTTGAATCAAATCCTGCTCCATATTTTATTTCATACAGAGTGTCTTTGAATTGTACTGATGCATTTTGCGCTGCAATCAAAGTCAAACTCAAATCGGCTTCTACATTAAAGATTAACCAATTGCCTATTCCATCATCTAAAATTTTTACATAATCATTTGGTATTAAATTTAGCGACAAAATCTGACCATAAGTGTCAACTACGTATTTTATTTCTTTACCGGTTTCGTATTGTTCGCTGTACCAATCTATTTTGCTCCACCATATAGATGTTTTATAACTCTGAATAATGTCTAACTCGAACTTTTTTGTGTTGCCGTTAAACTTGTAAAGTGTCCATCTTCCATCAAATCTGGCATCATTCCTAATTAAAATTGTGTATCCGTCTGCAAATGCATCAACATCTAAATATTCAATTTCAGTAAACGAGCCGGCTTCGGCATCATATCCTGAAGGGACAACATCTTCGGAATATAAAGTAGCCGGGTTTGAAATTAATAAAACAGGATTTTTTTCAAAAATTCTATTCAACTGCAAAACAAAATTCTTTAATGCTGATAATCTGTTTACAAAGATTCCCTGTCTTGGCCTTATTAATAAACCAATACTGTTCTCAAGAGGCAGTTTTGGGTCAGGTACAATTTTACCTGAATCATCAAAACCCACAAGACTATCTTTCATTTTGTTAAGAATACGTGCAGGTATTTTTTCGTTTGGATTTCCTTGCTGTATCAATTGATATTCGTTATGTATAAGATTTGTATTCCTTGAAACAGCGGTGTCAACATGTAATACCACGTCGTTAGCTATTAAATTATTAGAAATATTGTACAAGGCCAAGCTATTCTGCGACAACGCAGCCATGTATGGAATATTTTGATCTTTTGGATTACTAATATATTTTTCCAAAGATTGAATACTTAGAGATCTCTTAGATTGTAATACATCTACAGAAGTTTTATTTCCCACCCAATAGTAATACTTTTGTGATATGATTCCAGTTGACGGATCTACTATAGTTACGCTTGTATAAGCCGAATTGTCTGGATACTTAGGGATACCGTCTTGTCCAGAATTAGTATACTGACTTGGTAGGAAATTGCTTTCTACCCATTCGTAAATTTTGACTTGACTACCAGGAAAAAGAGATCCCCAATTTTTTTCTCTATACTGCAATGGGCCTTGCTCATATTCGATAAAACTTGACTGACTGGTGTCAAACCATGTCTTCCCAACGTGACGCGACGACCAATAAAAATTACTATTTTGAATTTGATTGGTTCCTTGTGCCACGTTATACGCAGCAGGATCAAATTCTTCTTTGTAGTCCAATTCTTGGTCTACTATTCCTAACAATTTTCCTTTGGCTGGATCGTAAATATCGAAGAATGAAATAATTTGTTGCTGTTTTTTATTATAGATAAAAGCAGAATTGATTGTGGCCGGGTCAACTTGTTTTTCCTTGTATCTTATTAAATCCCAACCGCCTGTGTTGTTTTCGTTATAGTAAGCATAGATACTTCCTCCACCAGATACAATATTATAGTCGTTGGTAACGCCGGCTACAAGTGTGCCATTGTAGATACTGGTACTGGCACCAAAATTAAATCCGGTATCTAAGTCGGGTCCTACAAGTTTTTGAGTATAGGCAAAAATTGCTGGATTGTCTTGCGATTCAAAAGGATTTTCCATCAAATCATATATGTAGACTGCCCCTGAATCTTTGGCTAATGCAACAAAGGTTGTGCTATTACTATCAAATGTTGTTAATGTGAACGAAGTGTCAAATGTGGTTGGCACAGAAATGTCGGCACCGTCGCTGGTCACCGCCAACATTCCCGACACTTGTGACAAAGCTAATGCTGTACCAAATCTTTCTCCGTTCAAATTTGGATGCTTAATTGTTTGAGCAGCGGTATAAATTTCTATGCCTAAATCGTATATAACAGTTCCTACACCCATCTTTATGTCAAGTTTATTGTTAGCTACTGCACTATCACTTGTGATTTTTATTTTATTGTTGAAATTTTCAGCTTGTACGCCTGGAATACTGGCTGCATTAATAAGCGATATTACACTTGCTAAAGTTGTTCCGGCCACTGTAAGTGTTCGGTCATTGATAACAAAAGTATCACCGGGCACTACAGTAGGATTTTCAATTGTTCCTGTCACAATCCCATAAACTCTACCGTTGTTTACATAACGAGTAACCAATCCTTCACTGTAATGCTGTTCGGCATAGTAAGGACTTGCTACATAAACATTGCACCCGGTGTTGCATACTGCCACCGCACTACCAAATTTTTGTCCTATGATGCCACTTATTGACGGGTACAAATCTTGGGTAGGTTGAAAATTATTTGTTTCGACTCTTATTTTTTGGCCTATCACAGGTGTAGCAAATGGAGGAAACTGTATAGCACTGCTGCCAATCAAATAGTAATCAGTTCCTTGTACTAATTCTTGATTATTAAATGTAACTCTAAAAACATCCGCAACTGGCTGCGGCAAATTGAAAGTTCCAGAAACTCCGTCGGTGGTAAATTCTGCTATTGTTCTATGATAAACATTTACTTTACCGTTGTTGTCAATATCAAAATTCGTATCCAAGTTTGATCCTACTACTATCACAGACCCGTCCTTGTTGGTCACAACAGACGTACCAAAGTTAGCGCCTGGAGTTGAGCCCGATATAGTGCCTATCAATTTATAAAACTTTGATCTTCTAATTAAATCAATGCGTTCAAAATTTACTGGGGCAGCAACGAAACTAATGTTGTCTACTGGTCCATTATTTGATACAGTTATTGTTAAATTGTTTGCAGGTGCAGAGCCACCAAGGCTACTACCCAATATTGTTAATGTATCGCCATTGGCGTAACCAGATCCGCCGTTGATTCTTGATACTGAATAGGCGCCAGAATTGCTATTAATAACAGTAAATGTGGCGCCAGATCCTGTACCACCTGTAGCTGCTAAGTTATTGTAAGTTAGTGTTCCGGCACCAGTAGCACCGGTACCTACGGTTGTAAAGTCTATAACGGCATTGGCAGCGGTTGTTAAAGTATAGTCCACTGTAGGAATATATTCAGCCGATCGCAGTGTAGCAAAAACTACAACATCACTCCTGCTATCTACTGCTGAGGTGAGAGTAAAATCTGTAGCACTACCAGTGCCTACTATGCTTTGAGCACCTTCTGTTCTTGTTACGAGTGCATAACAAAGCACTTTATCTGCCCCAGGAGAACCAATGTACATATAACTGCCGTCGTGACTCATTGCAATTGCACTGCCAAAATAATCTGTAGCTACACCTGTGTCGTCGGTAATAATCTGAATTAAAACTCCATTGTCATACATGTACACGTAGCCTGTTCCAGACTGACTATCTGGAGCTCCTACAGCAAAGTATCCATTGCCATTGGCAACCACTTTGCCGTAGCTATCTAATCCTGTGCTGTTGCCCCAGAAAAATGAACTTGGTGCCCATGAGTTATTACCGGCACGAACAAAAATAGCTGCTCTGCCTGTTCCTGAGTTTGGGGCACCAGCATACAAAAGTGTTCCTGTGCTTGGATCCAGACTTACTGCCTGTCCAAAATTATCATTACCGCTCATCTTACTTGGATCTAATTCTACTTTGTTGATAAACTTCCAAGGACTTGTTTTGTTATATACTCCCCAATTTTGTTCGGCGTCTAAGTTGTTAACCCATATTTTATCGTTTTCTACCCAACCCTGAACTGGTCTCACAGACTCAACATCGCTGGGTACATTTATTTTAGTTGAAGTAAGTTGAAATAATATTCCCGAACCCCCTACTGCTTGTTCGTCTTTTATTTTTTGTAAATTTTGATACATGGTAATAGTAAATCTATTTGTATCTACTACGCTAATAACTTTGTAAACTCCATCATACCTCGAATCAAAATTCTTAATTACGATCAGATCAGATTCTGACAAGCCATGATCTCTATCAAAATAAACTTCTACAGTATCATCAATAATATATCTCAATGCAAATAGCGATCCTTCGATTAAACTGGCTCTATACACGTTCCAATTTTTTGTAAAGTCTCTTGCTACCCAAATCTTGTATCCTATACCAATGTTATTAACAATGGTTGTTAAAGTTTCATAATCTTCTATGTCAAAGATAGTGGCATCAATATCGTCAAGATTTACGAATCCTGCCACCGGTAAAGACTTATAGACCTTGGGTTGACTATTGGTTTCTGCTGCAAAAAGTTTGGCCGCGTATTCGCCAGCAGACTTAAAAATATCACTTTGATCAAATGCAACGACGTCTGGTTCTTTGACAACTGTGTCATCTACAAATTGTAAAGCAGTAGGGTTACTACTAAATGCAGATTCATTTAATTCAATTTCTATAAATTTATTAACGTCAGTAGCACCATATTCGCCTATCCTTACTGCCCAGTTTTCATAAAAATTAACTTGAGTTTCAAGATTGTTAAAGTTAGCGCCTTTTAGAGCATTTATAGCATTTACTGTACCTTTTTGCTTTATCAACCCTTGGTAAAATTTACTCTGTGTGGTTGCGTCAATACCAAGATTATTAAAGTATTGTCTATTTCTAAATCCAATTAATCCATTGCTGAATAATTGAGAATCCTCGGCAATTGGTTGGTTATCTATGTCGTAAAAATTCACCCCTTGCTGAGCATTTGTTGCAAAATTGTTGATAACTCCAGATCTTAATTCTGATGATGATATCAATTTCCATAAGTTGGTTTGGAATTGGTCTGAAGCAGTAACATTTTGTGTGGCTGTGTAAAATCTAAATTTGTATTTGACTATAGACCCTTTTAAATAATCCTGCCCAGGTAACCATTCATCCACTTTATCGCTGCTGTAGATAAAACCTGGCAATTCTAAACTGCCGTTCCACCCACTGGTTTTTGCGCCTACCAACTTCAATCTATATTGTCTATTACCCAGTTCTGGTACGTATAGAATATCATTGAAAACCGTGATATTGTCTAAAATTAAAAGATGTTCAAATTGAACCAAATTTAATTCAGCGAAGCCGATAGTTTGATTTGCATTTGATTTAAATGTAAATGTGTTGCTACTTCTATAAGCAGTAAAATTATTTTTGATGATTGGTTTGAAATTGACGTCTAACACCCTACTCGAATAAGGAGTATTTTTAATCTCGTCCACAACCGACGATTCGTCAAAAACTTTCAGTTCAGTGCTTACCGGACTCAACACAATTATATTACCCGATTTCCATCCTTGTGTGCTCCAGTGTAAAAACTCTTTAGCACTTAAAATCCAGTCTTTTTGTTCTTTTAAGTCATTGTCTCTATCAACAAAAATAAATCCTTGAGCCAACAAATATCTTTGGTAACTTACTAAAAAATCAACAACTTGTTGCCGTGAATTAAATTCAAAACCATACGGCACAGTGTACTTGGCATTTTTAAAATCTTTATAGATGATGCCGCGTTCTTTCCCAGCTGTGATACTATATGCATTATTATTCACTTGGCTCGGAATAATAAAAAAATAAGGATTTGTTAAATCAAAACCACTTACTGTATACCCGCCTGGACTTTTTTCTACAATAACTGCACTGTAGGTAATTTTATTAACCGGACTTCCTTTGTAAAGCTCTATTCTATAATTTTCCTCCGGTACAACCACACTGTCGTTAATGCTGCTGGGACTGCTTTGTTCAGCCAATAATTCAATAAATCGTTTGTCGGTGTATCCGGCCATTTTGTATGCCAGCTGTACGTCAAGCTCACTTAAATTTTCTTTAATTTGTGCAGCAGCATCTCCTATGCCCAAATTTTTAACGTAATCTCTTATCCAGTTTAAGTAACCGGCATTGCGTTCAATAGTGCCGTTGTTATCATAGCCTTGAATCAAGAGTGCAGTAGGAGTAATGTGTTGCCCTGTGGCTGAAATTTCAAATTGACCAGTGATTGGATTTCTAATATAATTTTGAGTATTTGCCAACAAAGAAAAATACTTTGCTGGCTTGGCCAATGCCAATGCCATTTGTATAGCGTAAGGGAATTCACTGCTTCTACGCCATGCAGCTTCAACAGGACCAATATCCCCAACAGCGTAGCTGGTATTTGCTTTTGTGCTATCAAAATCGGCTATTAAACCAAATTGTTGCCCAGTTACCGTGTTGTAACCTCCTATTTCTGTAGGTGGTCGCAAATTACCATTTTCGTCTACTGGTATCATAAACGACAAATTAGGACGTTGATATCTTGAATCAAATCCAATTCTTGGACCATCATGAATGTAACCTAAACTAAGGTCGCTCCATAAAATACTATTTCCTCCAGTGTATGGAGCAGGGCCATATCTATCTTCCCAGTAGCTTGGCTTTTCGCTGAATCCCAACATTTCCCACGGGTGTGTATGCGGTCTATCAGTATCGTAAAAATATTTGAAGATACTACGCCACGACCCAGGCGAGCTTTCGCCATTAACTGCATCAATAAATTTTTTATAATTCCACGTGAAAGGATCGGATGCCACAAAATAATCATTAGTGGTATAATCAACCCTATTAGTGCCAATCCAAGATAAAAATCCTTGACTTAGAATTTGATTAAATTCTCCAAGCGAATAATCAGTTACTCTAAACTTACCCGGCAAATAGTCGTACAAATTAAAAATATTTGTATCATAGACTACCTTGATATTGTTGTAGATACGACGTTCTAATTCTAAGATAAGTTGGTCTCTAAAATCACCAAAAGCAGGCATGATACTGCCGTCATGTCCTTGAATAACGTCAATTGGTTGTCTATAAGTGTCGTCGGTATAAATTTCAGGATAGTATTTGGGATACATGCCCATCTTAGTCGGAGTCTCGGGCACAAAACAACCATCGGTATTATTGTATTCAACAATATCGATTCTGTCTCCGTACAATAAACCAAAACTTTCTGTTATTTCTACTGCCGGTCGATCTTGTCTCAAGAAATAATCTCTATCTTTGATTAGAAGAGTTTTTTGCTCAATATTGTTTATAGTTCTTGTTAAATAAACTAACACAGATTTGTTACTAATAACTGTGTCAACAAAAATTTTGTTAATTTCATAGGTCTTAATATCAGGATCTAACACAGTGTACGTAGGAATAATAACTCGTTCATTAGGTCCATATGGCAGCATGTCGCTATAAAACCACGGAAAACTATCATTTTTAACTGCGTTTATAGTCAACATTATTTGATCAACACTACCAGGAATATCATCTCTATCTAATTCTAAATTGCCTGCTAATTCAATGAATTTAATTTTAAATTTTGAATATTCTCTATTGGCCAACTTAATGGAATCAACGAAATTCATTGTTGGGTGATTAAGAAATAGTCCAGCATATACCACCGGCGCACTATGCTGTAATACACTACCTCCTTGATTTACATATTGAATATCTCTTAAATTACTATTACCAGGCACTGATCCTTGAACATTTAGACTGTTGTTTTTTAACGTGATTAAATGGTTTCGTAATTGCCCTAATGTTAATGTAGTTAAATTACTATTCAATCCGTTTACGTCAAGATTGAGTGGTACTTCGTAGTAAGCTTTATTTGATGTAAAATTTTTGTTGAAGATACTAATGAAAATAATATCGTCTTTTTTAATTAAATCAGGACTTACCAAAATTGCATACTGATCCACTACCTTAGTTAAAACAAAACTACCTATGTTTAAAATTTGATTATTGACAGTAATTTTGATGTTCGGATTAATTACGCTGCTATCGGGCGGATTGTCGATTGGAAACAAATTGGTCTCACCATCATACGTAAATTGATAGTTTTGGTATTGTTTAGAAAAATCTCTATTGATTGTCCAGATATTCTGTCGCTGATTTATTTCTGAACTTAGATTTTTTTGTAAATACCCAGAATTAACTTCAATTGTTTCAACTGCCCCGTTGGCCAACAGATAGGTAAATGTGTCCGAATCAAAATTATTGTCAAATTGAATATCACCTTGACTTACAAAGTTTTTATAACTTAACGGAAATCCTATCACAGGATCAGCGGATCCTGTACCTTTTTGGTACGAAAATATTTTTGTGCCTTTGAACGTTGTTCCTGAATAAGTTAAGTTATCCCCAAAACTTATTCCGTTGTCATTGATAATGTCAAATAATGGTTCCTGGCTGTATTCTGTTTTGGTTTGTGACGCAGTCCACAAAGATCCATTGTAGTGCCATTGTTTGCCCCCGTTGGTTCCAGATAATACCACTACAGTGTTTCTTTCTACAATGTTGGTATCATCAGTTTCCTGTATATAAGCTTTATAAATCACAGAAGGTGGGAATTCCGTGGTCGCTTCAATTGTGAAATTATAAATTTTATTACGCACATCATTGTTGATATCATTGCTAAAGATCACTCTATCGCCATGTGTAAGAGTCAAGTTACCTATCGTTAGTGTAGTCTCATCTACACAAATTACTCCTTGTACTTGTGTAAATGCATTTTGTATAGTGGTGTCTAAGATATCAACAGGTTGTTTTGCTTCTGCACCAAAATTGAATAATTGCAAACTGTCATTGAATTCAATAATAGGCCTGCTTGCTCTTGAATTTTGATTGTAAATTGCAATACGGCCGTTATACTCTGCCGTTTTTTCAATCACATCCATGTGGAACCATCTATTGGCTCGACTCCATGGATTTCTATCAAGACTTGAACGCTTTATTGTGATGTAGTCTGGTAAAACTGGTTGTAGATATGCATTTAATAATGCTTCGCTTCCGGAACCGCCTTCCAGTTTAACTGGGTTTTGTGGTAAAATAGAATAAGTGCCTCTATCTTTGATAAAGAAATCTTTTATTGGGCCAGATGTGGGAGGGGCTATAGTTACAGTTGGAGGGGATGTGTAGTTGAGGCCTGCAGCATCAATTATAATATTTGTAACAACTCCATTGCTTATAACTGCATGAGCAAATGCACTGGGATTTCCTGTTGGGGCCGAATCAATAGTTACTGCAGGTGCTGATAGATATCCTGATCCACCATTTACAATTGTTATGTTGTTTACTACCCCGGTTGTTGAATTTATCGAGGCAATAGCTGTGGCAGTGTCTAAAACTATGTCTTTCACAACCACAGTTGCATCCGCAGTACCTGTTCCTCCAGTAAAATTTAATCTATCTCCAATGACATAATCTTGACCTGCTTCGAGCACAGTACTGCTGTTAATTGATTCAATTGATACCAAGTCAGATTCTGGTATCAGCACTATAGCAGATCCTACACCTTCTACGTAGTAATTAGTATTCTGCCATTGAGCCAATGCACTGCTATCAAACTTGACTTTTAAACCGTTGGTGAATGTTATACCGTTTGGACTTTTATACTCAGTTCTTCCTATTATATCAACCAGTGGATCAATCACACTGTCTGTAGGTGCTACTAAGTTAATAAGGCCACTTGCATCATCATTTTCGCCACTCTGATAAAATAAAAAATCTTGGGGAGCAGTGATAAACGGCACCAACGTCAACAAATTCAATCTACTATAAAATTCTCTACCTGCGTAAGTTTGACCACCCTTGATTTTGACTTTGTGCTCGTTTGCAACTTGCAATTTAGGAAACAACACAATGCGTTCTACGTTGTCTTGATCTCTTTCAATTTTAATTGTGAAGATGCCTGTTCTTTGCGAAAAAGGTATCAACTTGTTTTCATCAAAATATACTATACCATCTTCTATTCTTGCACTATCGTTCCAAAAAGTATCATCGATGTACTCTACATTAGTGAACACCACCGAGGCATTATCAAGATATCGAACTGGTCCGTCAATTCCTCCCAAGCTGGAAATTAATTCTTCTGGATTGGCACCTAACAGTTGGTGAAAACCAAGCGTGGTGGCATAATCAACTGTGTCAACTAATGGCATTGATGTCCACTGACTTTGCGCCGACGATGAAGGTACTGTGAATCTTATTGTACCTACATCTGCTCCGTTATTGGTAACACCTAACACTTGTCTGGTTGTTAAGTTCAGAAAACTCGGATCTAACCCGTTCGCACCAGGTCTGCTCTGAATAAAAAATTCATTTCCTGGTTCATTTATTACAAAGTCATATGTACCGCCTCGTGCCAATGTCAAAGTTGGATTGGGAGTTTCGCCGTACTCGCTAAATTTATAGATACCTTGAACACTGTCATACGTTACAGTAAACGATTGCTGTAGTTTTACTCCATTTGCAGTGACAGTTACAGGATCTGGACCGTTTGGTAGCCAATAATATTGACTAAAATTAACAAATTTGTCAAGATCAATTTTAGGATCATACGTGTAATATTCATTATCAAACAGTCTATTATGATTGTCTACCAACCCTCCATGATACCTCAACTTGTTGATTAAATCAATATAAGTAGTAGCAAATTCAATTTCGCCGGTGACACTATTCTTGATAATTAGAGAAGGTTCCAGCTGATAGTTTTGTCTTTCTTTGTTGTTTTCTAAAATATAACTGTCATTAATTTTATACGATGGAGCCAGTTTTCTACCAATATAGCCATTAATTTTTTTCAGCGAGGGTTCATTTACCAACTGGTCCAGCGTGGCATTAAGAAATTTTTTATTTGTTTCAGTCTGAAAAATTTCAGGTAAAAATTGATGTGTTTTAATAACAGCCATTCTTGTTCCTATTAGATGTTAATTTGTCCTGCTGTAATTGCACTAATAATTTGTACATTGTCAACGGTCGCTGCACTTACCAAAATTTCATTTGGCTCGGCATTTATCTGATACAATGATCCAAATCCACTTAGCTGAGCTGCTGGTACTATTATTACACTGCTAACATTAGGACTTAATGCTGTGTGTAAATATGCACTTAATTCACTGAAATAAAATGTTTCGCCAAAATCCCAATTGGCAATATCAAAATAAGTGTTAATTGCTGCTATCACCTGACTTTTAATATCGTTATCACTTAAATTAACATTTGGATTTTTAATTACCTTGAAGGTGGCACGCAAAGAATCAATAGCCTTGTTTCCAAAAAGTGGTTTGAACACAGCAGGATTGTAGATAATGCTGTCACTTATGGTTTTTAAATTTTCAATTGAGCCAAATTCTGTTTGTAGCTCTACACTGGTTGGCGGAACAGGTTCTTGCAATCTATTGCTGGTATCAGTAATAAATGCATAGTACTGATCACTGTAAGTTCTTGTTAGAATGTAAAAATCTATTAGATTGTTGGGACTTGGATCTATTCTGCGATTGTTAGGCGCATTATGCGTGTACTGGAACATAATATCCTGTCTACCTATTCTGGCTATATAGTTTGTAATTAACGTGACCGATGAGCCAGTTGACTCATAAAATTTGTCTTCGCTGGTGGCATAAAAAACAGTATCAACAGGATACAATGTAATATTTGTGAGTATAGTTGATTCATCTGGATATATAGACACAATCAAATTTTGATCAACCGGATCATACTTGGCAAAATTGAACTCGTCGATGGTTTCAACAAAAAATACGTACTTGTGTTCAGGATTGGTTTCTGGATCTACCAAGATGTCAAACAAATCAGGATTATCAGGCACCTCGTCTAAATTATCATCAGGAAAAGTAATTAAAATTTTTCTATTATCTTCAAATCCATCAACTTCTACAACACGGTCGGCCACACGATATGTTTGACTATAATACAAACTGTTTGCAGAATCTGGTAAGGTATTTGTACGTAGTACTTTTATTTCATCTAATTTTGTAGTTGCTGTTCTACTGTCATAAACCTTGACATCAGGATCGTAGTAAAATCTTGTTTCACGTTCGCTTTGGAAAAAGTAATTTAAACCACGACTTGTGACCGAGTATGCTTGATTCACAAAAACAAATTTTAAATACCAACTGTTGTCCAATCCCAGACCCGAAGTGTTACCAGTATTGGTCAAATCAAATTCGCCTGTTCCTATGTTTGCCTCATCAATCGTGGTCCAAATTTTGTTTGTGATATCGTATCTCAACGCAAAGGTTTTATAACTTAACACGTTGTTGATAATTTCTGTTATTAAAGATGATGGCCAGGCATTTGCAAATACCGGAATCACTTGACTTATTTCTGCCCCAGTTGGCACTACAACACTAAGTGTTGCGTTGCCTATACCCGGAGTTGGATAAGATATAACGCTTGCCCATAATTCAGTACGTTGAAATTCTGTTTCGGGAGTTCCTGTTTGCAATTGATTTTGAGCATCAAAATACTTGCCAGTTGGAGCAAGAAATTTGATTAAAGCTCCTTGAGTAATGTAAATGTAACTGGATGCATTAAAGGTACCAATACTACGTCCGCCACTGTTCAAAGATTGTGTCCAAGTGCCAGTAGGTGTATATCTGGTGGCTGTTTTATAGTACAAATGCTTGGTAGACAAGCGAGAGATAAGAGGGGTAATTACATTTCTTACAATAAAGTTTACTTCACTGCTGCTGGTAAATTGAAAGGTTTCAATTTCAACTGTGGGCTCTGAGTAAATTATTCCGTCCTGTGCAAATATATTTGTGCTCGAATATTTGCCGGTGGCATCTACCACGTCAAGATATCTGCTTACTCCAGAGCTTGATCGATTGACTGCTTTAACTTTTAAAATATTGCCAAAAGTGGTAAAGGGAAGGGTATTATAATCTTCCCCGGTGACCATTCTGTTTTGGGTGTAGTATTGTTGTGGCGCTTTGATGCGTATGTCCTCGAGAGTCTCTCTGGCCGACGCATTTGTCACTGTATACTCTAAACTTGCACGCACTGAAAAAGTTTCTGCTCTGCCGGTTCTTCCACGGTAAGGAATAGTGATTGTGACTGCACTCATTTCTTCCGGAGTAATTTTGTAAGTTTGATTGTTGCTTACCCGATAATAAATTCTAAAGTTTCCAATTGGTATATTGGTAAATGCACCATCGCCGAATACCAAGTCAACTTGATCATTGGCTCTGGTGCTTATGCTGTAGAGATTTCTATCTTCTGTATTGTTGTAAATCACATTAATGCCGTTCACAGCAGGCACTTGAGTCCATAACGTGGTTGGTGTGCCAGCAGCATTCAGCGAGTACAGCCAAACGTCTGAGTTGTTAATGTTGTCAAAATTAATATTAACTATACGATTGGGTAAACTTTCAGTAATAGAGAAATCAAGGCTTCTCAGGTCTCCTTGTTTAAAATAAAAAAAGTATCCGGTATTGTTTGACCCATTGCCTTGATTATCGTTTTTATATAAAAAATTAAAAACACCGCTTGGTGCTGGGGGTTTCTCGTATATGTAAGCATAATTTGCGGATGTTGGACTTACTATTTCAAATGGATAGGTTACTCCTGCAATACTTGCCGAGTAGGGTTGTACTGGTATGACTCCATTCAACAAATCTATAGAATACTCGTCGGTTTTTACTCCACTTAGCGTTTTGGTCGCACCAGGTTTTCCAATTGCTTGAGTGCCCACAAGCACAGCGTTAAGAATTGCTGTAAACTGCTCTAACCAATTTTCGTTGGTATTGTCATTCCAGTTAACTATCAAGTTACTTAAATTTGTTCCAGTGCTGTCATAGATGATTTCAGATGTACTGACATTTTGAAATTTTAAAAAACCTGCTGCAGGTATGCTACGTTTGGGATTATAACTTATCAGCTTGGCTAATTTTAAAATACTGTCGCGACGTTCTGCAGTGTCAAGAAAGTTTTCTCTGGCATTTAAATCTGTTCTAAATGCCAAACTTTGACCCAGAAATGCTATGAGATCTATTAAGGCAATGTATTCAGAACTTTCAGTAAAATCATTGAAATCTTCAGGATAATATGTACGCAAATATTCGATCATTGACTTGCGTAAGGTTTCAAAGTCAAAGCTTTGGAAATCAGCTTCTCTGAAAGTTTGATAGATTTTAGTCCAATCTTGTTGAACTAATAAACTGGTTTGTCTTGTGGTAATTGCCATATCTTATACCTATTATTCAATATTTATGGCAATTAAAATATGGTATTTTTATGACGCAAGTAGTGTATTGGAATCTGAATTGAATTCTAACTTTAACTGTTCGCTGTAATTGCCTGGCAAAAATGTTAAATCAATTTGTATTTGTAAACCATGCTCAAATTCGTTAATTAACACGTTATCCACTGCCAGTCGTGGATCGTACCCCACAATCCTTTTTACATCTTCAACAATAGTTGACTGAACGTCGGCAGTAAGAGGTTCAAACAACATGTTCCAAATTATGCTGCCAAAATCTGGATTCATGAGCTTTTGACCTTTGCGAATGCCAAAATGATTTATCAAATCTTGTTTGACCAATTCAGCATCAACAATGCGGAATTTTTTTATGTTGTTTATAGTGCTGAAGCCTTTGTATCGTGTGTTAGCCATATTAGTATTTACTCTCGTTATGGAAGTGATTCTGTGGAAACATCTGCGTTAAGATTCTGAATAGCAAATTTGCCTGCTTGATAAAACAAAGCACCCGGACGTCCTTGGCTGTCTTTTTCTTTGCCTTTTTGACGCCACTCTTTTGCCTTGGCAGCTGGCAGCGAGTTGGCATAATCATCGCCGGTAGCTTTCAATTTGCTTACATCAACTTTGGCTGCGGCTTTCTTAAATTGTGCTGCAGACCCTTGCAGTGCAGGATCAAGCGCAGTTTGTACACTTTGTGCAGTGGCAGTAGCAGTGCCAGTAATATTAGGTATTCCGGATAGTGCCTGTGTGTCAACTGCAACCCCACTACTGGAAACACTAACAGTGGGCAAAGCCGACTGCAAGTTTTGTGCTATAGACGAAACTCCACTTTGAGCAAGTTGCGAAGCTGCCTGTAGTGGCGCTGCTGCGGTGCTCAACAGTCCGCCCAGGTCACTGGCCAGCCCTGATGCAGCTGATACTAAACTACTTGTGTCAGTACTCATCAATCCTGTTATAGACGATAATCCTTGTTGTAAAGTAGGATTGGCGTCTTGAAATTGATAAGACACAGCCAGCATACCTGCTACTACTTCTTTTGTGTCATAATCTTTGATTGCCCCCGATTTTATACCAGCGGTGTATTGTGCTAACAAAAATTTTTCCATGATGCGGTCTTGCACGTTCACATCAAAAATAAATTCTACTTCCGTGTTTACTCCGTCTTTGCCTGTATATGCAGCACCATTTGCAAATTTGTATCCGTAATTGATCAGAGTTTTGTTGTGTACTGCATATCTACCAATTCTGGGTGGCACATTGTATGTGCTATCATTGTTGGTCTCCATAAAAGCAATCTGTACCATTAAAGCCTTGACATCGCTTTCCCGTAATGTGGGAATATCTTTTTTTACTTTAGGTGTTGGTGCTCCAATTGGTGCAGCAGGATCATCGAGCAGACTTCTGGGAGCGCCTTGGCCAAATGCTTGTTTTCTGGCTTCTTCAATTCCAACATTATTAGATTGGCTTTTGGCCTGTTGTCCAGGTGCGGCACTGGGTGTACCAAGATTGGCAGTAATAGAGCCCACAGCATTGTTGATATTTGCCTGTACACCCGGAGGTAGATTGTTGGTCAATGTTAAAACTGTAGAAGCATTAACACCGCCTGACTCAAATGCACTAAACATGGCCGATGCTGTGCTTGCTCCTGCTTGTACTTGTGCAGTTGCCTGTGGATTATTTTGTACAATTTGATTGACCAATTGTGTTACATTAATAGCCATATTATTCGTCCTGATTTTGATTGGGTTCGGCCAAGCCACTGCTGAGTTTTTTCTTGCCAGTTTGCCTTGACCAAGGTTCGTGTGTGGGCGTAAACGGAGCAATGCTGGCCAATCCGCTTTGTGGATCTAATTCCCAACGTTTGGTGTCTGGATTGAATCTAACATTATCTTGTTGATACAACTGCATGGCCGGATTGATCAATGGTTCTACTGGTGTAGGAGGGATCTTGGGATTTTCTGGCACTTTACCATCGGTGTTGACATACACTTGTGCACCACCTTTAAACCATAGTTCTCCTGAAGTAACTTTCCATCCACTGGTTACACCCGAACTGGCATTGGTATTTGAGCTTATTATAAACTCGCTCTGTGAATTAAAAGTTACATTGCCTTGTGATCTAACATTGGTCCAACGAGACGATGTTATCATGGTATCTTGTGTTTTGATATTGAAAAGACCTGCAGTTTCTATGCTGGCATTTAATGCTCTAATATCTATACTGCCGCCGCTGCGTAAACCAACCACACCTGCGTTGATATTGTATAAATCCTTGGCAGTGATAAGCTGCAAAGCAGTTTGCGATTCAATTGACGCACCTGCATACATTTTTATTGTGGATCCGGCATTAATGTTAACATTACCATCAGCATGAAAATTCAAATCCATCTCAGATCGGAGATTTAAACTATCGCCACTGTAGATATTAATACTGCCCTTAGGCGTAAACTCCAACCAGGCAGTGCCTTTGTTGTTGATTATATATAAAACTTCGTTGGTATCATTGAACAATATCTGATGCCCGCCAGCTGATCTCAATCTTACAAGCTGGCTGTCTCCGTATAAGTCGCCATCATCCATTACAAAAGTATGTCCGCCTCGACGTTCTGTTGGACGCCAATCTTGTATCTGTTCACCTTGATTGCCCAATTTAAGAGCATCATCTAACGATTCTCTGTCGGGATATTTGTCAGTTATATCTGGAAATCCACGGCCAGGCGTGCTGAAGCCAAACACTCTACTGGGCGATTCTCTGGTGCTTGAACTGGTAATTGTTCCTCGATCGGGATCAGTTTCCAAGCCTTGTTGGATAACAATATTTGATTGGTAAGTGTGTAAAACTCTATCCAATTCAAGATAATTTCGTGAAGTATTTCGGTCTTCACTTTCTAAATTTACCTCACTGGCTGGCAAGAACACATCGTCGGCTGGTATATCTCGGTCGGCACCAAAAGTTGTGTCGAGTGTGATAAAAGTAGTGCCTGATGGTCTTGCTATTCCCGGTACCATGTGCGTGGATTCTACATTTTGAACACAAGCGAACCAAAATCCTCTACTGATATCTCCATTTACAAAAGTAACCAACACTTGGTTTTCTAAGTCAGGCGGCACTGCCCAAAACCCATATGTTTGAGATTCGGTTCCAAAAGAATTAGGATCATCTACTCCGGGTTTGCCTACAGTGCTTCCAAAAAACGGACTTGCATAGCTAACAGTAATGTATGGCCCTGTTTCATCGCCTTGTAATTCAGATATCCAGACATCCAATCTGCCCAGGCGAGTGGGATCAACATTATTTTTGACTATGCCAATATATGGGCCGGGATCAATTTTAATCCCGGGAGTTGCATCCTTGTCGTAATTGGGATTGACTTTGTTTGGTTTAATTGAATCTGACATTTTATGCTATACCTGTTTTTTTGACTGTTTCTATTCGTGCAGTTTGTGCCTGGAAGAATTCTGTAGTTTCCTTTTGTAGCCTTGATAACTGGGTTAATAGTTTTAGTTTATCTAAGCCTGTATCGCTACCAACTTCTGTGTTTGTTTTAAAAGTTTTTGTTGCCAATTGAACTATTTGATCAGCTTGTGCTTTCAAGGTTGCCTGAAACTCTTGCCTTAAAGCAATTACCTTCTCGGCTTTTTCTTCTACACTCAGCGTGTTATCATTTCTTATTCTGGTGATTTCAGCGTTAAACACCGGAATTTGAGCAGCGCGATCTCTCACTAAATCGTTATATTCGGCTTGAAATTCATCAAGGGCCAATCTTGGATCTGGAGGCGCCTTTTCTTGGGGCGCTATAGCCGGTGCATCATTGGCATTGCTGGGTGCTGCTGCGGTTGGTTGCGGAGATGTGGCCACTGTGCCTGCGCCTGCTTGTGTTGCTATTGGATTAGTTGCAGGTTGTGCTGCGGCATTTTTCAAGTCAGCCAACTGAGTTGAATTTACCCCGGTGCTATCAACCAATTGATTTTGTTGTGACGCTGCTGCTGGAGTTGGTGTAGTGGTCTCGGTGGCGGCCACAGTGGCCTGCAGTTCAACCTTGGGCGAAAGTCGTGGTGTATCGTCGTAGAACAAATCGTTTGGCATTTTTACAAGATCAAGTGTTTGTTCAAATTTTCCGCGATTGAAATCGCTTTTTACCTTGAGCACTTTGTAAACACCACTGAATGTGGAATCAGTCATTTTACCGTTGCTTAATTTTATTTGCTTGTTTGTAATACCAGTTGTGTCATCAATGTCCACTGCACTTTTGACCAAAAGTTGAACAAAAACCTGTTCTTGATCAAAAATAATTTGTCCTGTGTCTGGATTGATTGGCACCGTTTCGCTGTTGTTTTCGCCCGATGATTTACTGATAATGGTATTTTGATAATCTGGACTCATGGGATTATAGTAAATGTCATCCTGTTTGATGAATGCCGGATCACCGATGATTCTTAACTGCACATTCAACATATCCCCGCCCGGGCGGGTGTAAATGCTGTCGGCAATATCAGCCACCGCACTGGAATCCGGTTTTGCAGTTCTGTTCATTTGTCCTGCACCTTTGGCATTTACACCCACCGGTTTATATGTGGTGGGCAAATCCAAGTTACGTTTAGGGTTGGAATTTTTAGGGTCTACATCTCTTTGTACATTATCCTCGTTTTCCAACGGGTTACTATAGCTTGCTGCTGTGGCTGTTTTGCTGTCTTGATAGGCAGTGATTGCAGTGAAATACAAACTATCAAAATCAATTTCAATGCTCACTATGTCTTGATTCAATCCTGTGTAAAGATAATTGTATGCTCTTACAATTTTACTTTTGTTGATTCGTGTTTTAGCAAAATCAGGATGATATGCATTTGCTGTTCGATAAGGCACAATTGAATATACTGCGGTTTTACTATAGGCATTGGCACTATCATCAAATCCATTCATGTATATTTGTGGTACAATTTTGTACCAGTCTAAAAATTTGTATTTGTTTAGCTCTGCTTCGGCTTCGCGTAATTCTCTGAGACGCTGTTCTTTATCTGCAGTATTTTGATTGGGATCATTAAGTAAATCACTTCGGTTGGCAATGATTTCTCTATTTCGTGCTATGGCTTCTTTGGCATCTTTCACTTGATCGGTAATGTATGCACTGCTTTGCATTATTCTATCAATCAGTTGCACAATGTTTATTCCAGGATTAATATTAAAACCTTGTTTAGTTTTGCCTTCGGGTAATTTTGCTGTGGCAGTAGTTTTGAAGGCTTGACCAGGTTCGGTCATTGGCATAGTGCGAGCTTCAGCAAATTTTTCATCAACTATTTTGCTTTTTTGTATTCGTGGGTCTGCAATATTGAAAGCAATCAAAGCTGGTGGTAATTTAAATGTTTTTCCCGAGCCTGACACCCCACGCATGAACGTGTTAAAGCCTGCTGGATAACTTTTTGTTGTATAGGTATATGTTGCCCTTAATCGATTGCGTTCTTCGGTAAGTTCTGCTGCTGTTGGTTTAGTACCAGAATTTTTTTCGGTTTGTTCTGCTGCCCATTTACTTAGTTCGCTTTCTACTCGTTCTTCGTTTTGGGCCACTTCAGATGAGAAAATTTTAGCTATTTCGTTGTTGCTGTCAAAAAATTCTCCAACAGTTCCTGCTTGTACACTCAATGCAACCGGTAAGGAAGCTATAGAATCCGAAAAAGCAGTATGGTTGTAAGGTACAGCTCTGCATCTATATTCCGTGCCTCCGGTTCCGGGCTTGATTTTCATTTCTATAATTTTTATGGCCACACGTTTTCTATCTATTCTAATAGAATTGTTTCGTGACTCAGTCACATTTGATAAAAAATCTACTTCAAGTAGATACGGTTGATCTATGTAATTGGGGCAATTGACCGGAGGCATCATACACGCACTTTGCAATCTATCTAACAGTGTCATGCCATAAGGTTCTACTATGTTGAATGTAATTTCAATAGCATTACTGGCCTTGGTTTTGGAGTTTAATCCTACCACCGTGGTCATGCTGAGATTTTCAATAAAAAAATCTTCCATGAAATCTGGATGTCTACCTGTGCGTTTGGCTTTTGCCACATCCTTGAGCGGCTGTTCTTCAGCAAAGCCACCACCGCTGCTGATAAGAGCAAATTTTGGTTCAAAACTTTTTGGACGTTCTATCATTTCTGTGTAGTCCATGGCTGACAGGAGGTACAATGTGATCCTGTAGGTACTACTGGTGTAATCATGCAGTGCATTCTTTTTGGCTTTGGCCAATTTGAGTGACAATTCTTTTTGTTTGTCACTGTCTGACTTGCCAGTATCAACTGGTTTACTGCTGCTTGTGGTTCCAATTATGCTGTCTTGTTTGCGTTTTTCTAAATTTTTTCCTGCTTCAACCGAGTTGCTTTCGCTGCCTGCTGCCGCGGGAAATGCATTTGGCGGTAATTCATCGGCATTAGCTGCTCTATTTTCGTTATTTCGAATTCTATCTGCTTCCGCTGTGCTTACAGTAGCAGCAGGTACAATCAATGGGTTGGGATCAGTAGTGGTAGTTGGTTGGTTGTTACCGGCACCCACTTGCGGGGTGAGATTTTCATTTTTTAACTTGTCTTCGGCTGTTTGTCCGTCGGCTTGATTTTTCGCAGCTTGATTGTCAGTTTGTGCACCGTCGTTGGGTACTTGAGTGCTGCTGGTATTCGGCCGTATTGTTATTTCTTCGTATTGATTTTGTGGCGGCGGGCCAAGGGCATCACGGTTGGTGGTGACATTGAAATTTTTGCCTTCGGCTTCGGCTGCACGTAATGCTTTGTTTTTTTCTCTAAAATTTGCGTTCTCTAAGCCAAGAGATCTTAGATATTCGTTTTTGGCGTCTTGAGTTGCTTTGTCGTCGGCTTTGTAGGCTTGACTGTTCTTGTCGGTCCAGGCCGACATCTCGGCAGTCATTCGTGTTTCACGTGAGCCGCCGCCGGTAACAGTGGTTGTAACTTCGCCTCTTGTGGCAGCAGGGCCGGTAGTTTCAGCTTTGTCTTCTTCGTCGCTCCAACCTTTTTTAGCTGCGGCCTTTTCGTCTTCTCTCTTTTTTCGTAATCGCTCTAAGTTTTTCTCGCGGTCAACTCTGATTTCTTCGTCACGGCGTGCTCGTCGTTCTTCTGCTTCTTGTGTTCGTCTTTGATCTTCTGCTAATCTTGCTTCTTCTTCCTCTTTGGTTCTGACTTCAATGGTATCGAATGCTTTTGTAACTCGACCTTTGTCATCCAATTGATACAAGCCATACTCTTCTTCGGTAATACCAGCACGATTAAAGGCGTCGTCTTCGCTGTACCCACCATATATGTACCTGTTTACATCATCAAGTTTTTTTTGACTAAATCTTAGCTCTTTTGGCAAATTATACTCCTAAGTCTTGTTGGAGTGTGGCCTTTTTGGGAATGTATATTTGTACTCCGGCGCGGAAGTCAAACAAGGGATCTTTGAGCACATTGGGATTACGCACAGCAAATACCCACCATAGCGCACTGTCACCGTACAAGTCCGATGCCAGTATATCTGGTCTGAATTCATATACTTTGTCTATCTCATACAGTACGTCATCTTCTTTTTTGGTTATAGGTCGATTGACCATGACGTCTAAGAAGTTACCAAATGTCCTGGTTTGGGCATACGGACTGCTACTTGAATACGCTACCTTGGCCATTAGAGCATTCCTTTGGTAATCATGTCGCCTCTTGCAAATGCAGCAAAATCAAATTCTCTTTGCTTGGTACGACTAAACACCGGCTGCAATGTAATAGAAATTGTGCTTACCAAAGGAAGTCGTGTTTTTGCAGGTAATTCTGCTGTTTCTGTTGTTATTGTGCCTGCACCAGTTTTGGTGGTAGGCAGTTTTGTTGCGGCGTCAATTGTGGTTTTTGTGGTGGTCTTGCTTTGATAAGTCATTTCAAGATAATCAACGTCGTTTGGCATGGTGTGTGAAAATTGAGTAAGTAGGCAAGGTACATGGGGTAAATAATGAGCACCAAATCCATCTAAATACAAGATGGGTGGCGGAGATCCTTGATAAATTCCAGAATTTCCGTAAAACATTTTTGTAGCAGCTCTAAAGAAATAAAGTACACCCAAAAGATACTGTGCATCAAATTCGTTTTGTACAGAAAATTCACCGTTTATTTGAATTGCCTGCACTTCGCTGGCTTCATAAAAATAATTTGTGTAGTTTGAGTGTGTAAGTGGCTGTGATCCATATCTTGCTTGGTACGCCACAGTAACTTGAGGAACGTAAGGAAAAATGACTCCATCTGTATCTTTAAGCAAAGACATCACGCCAGGGTTCGGATCTCTATATAATATTTTTGCAGTGGGTGCCACGCTAATTCTAACACGCCATTCTTCGCCAGATCTATCAAAACCAACGGTGGGTGCTTGGGTCGCAGACATTCCAGCTGTTCGTGCTGTCCCGTCAGCTTGTAATCCGGCTTTCATTAGTCTTGAATCTTTTGGATCTCCTGAACCCGAAACTGCTGTTGATACTTGTTGGTTGCTGGGTATCGTAGGAGTTGCAAATATTCCCACTTTTGAATCTTCTACTACAGGCATATAATTTTCCTCTTGCTTTTTTATTATTTATTTGCTAAATTAACAGCGTATTTTAAGGAATTTAATGAAACACAACTATCTAAATAACCGTGATATTCTTAAAGAAATTCACAAAAGTAAACTTACCTACTGTAGTTTTTCGTTGCCCGAAGATGGTGATTACGATATCATACTACCAAGTATAGACAAAATAAACAAAAAAAACATCACAGAAGGACGCAAACTACGAGCAGAACGACTGGCCAGAGCAGCATATGATGCGGCGCAGGCCGTTTCAACTGAAAAATTAAAACTTGAAAATTTTGCTATAAAACCCAGCAAGATCGCCGACACAGATGTGGTATTTAGAATAATGACCTGGAGTCATGTTCCGCAAGACACATCTAAAAAGAAAAAAGTCATTGATGATGAGGAAAATGTGCTTACTGAGTATGACGATCAGTCGGCAGATTCTGCTCCTGCCAAATATGTCAAATGTAATTTTCCTCCTTTTCAACATTATAAAATTAACAGCGACGGTAGTACATATTGTGTAGGTAAAAGTCACTGGACAGGTGATTTAGAAAAAGGGCAGTTCTGTAAAGAGCACGGAACAATGACTAAAAAATTAGCTCATATGTTTATGAAACTGTGCGAACGTTATGCTACACGTAGCAACTGGCGCGGCTACACTTACAACGATGAAATGCGTAGTCAAGCATTGCTTCAACTCTCTCAGATAGGACTACAATTTGATGAAAGCAAATCACAAAATCCTTTTGCTTATTATACTGCTGCTATCACTAATTCCTTTACTCGAGTCCTTAACATCGAAAAGCGGAATCAAAATCTTAGAGATGATATTTTGGAAATGAACGGCCTTACTCCAAGTTATACCAGACAAGGTATGGGATCTTGGGGAGGTAATCCACAATCTGGCGATTATAGCGACGATTAAGTTTGACTTTACTGTTTAGAAAATAGTAAAATAATACGATGAGTAATCTATTTAAACGAGCAGCAGTCTGCACAGATATACACTTTGGACTAAAAAGCAACAGTCAGACACACAATGAAGATTGCTTAAACTTCATAAAATGGTTTACAGCCAAAGCCAAAGAGGAAGGTTGTGAAACAGCTTTCTTTCTTGGTGACTGGCATAACAATCGTGCCAGTATCAATATTGTTACTCTTAACTATAGCCTTAGAGCTTTGGAGCATTTAAATGACAATTTTGGCGCTGTTTATTTTATCCCTGGCAATCACGATCTTTATTATCGTGACCGACGTGATGTCCAAAGTGTTGAATGGGCACGGCACTTGCCTAACATTCATATATGTAACGATTGGTATCATAGCGGCGACGTGGTTATTGCTCCTTGGCTCGTTGGTGATGATTATAAGCGGATTCCTAAGCTGAGTGCCAAGTACATGTTTGGACATTTTGAATTACCAACATTCTACATGAATGCAATGGTGCAGATGCCCGATCATGGCGATGTCAAGCGAGAAGACTTTACTGGCATTGAACATGTATTCACCGGACACTTCCATAAAAGACAGACACAAAAGAATATTACATACATCGGTAACTGTTTCCCGCACAACTATGCAGACAATCACGACGATGAACGTGGCATGATGGTGCTGGAGTGGGGCAACGATCCAGTGTACCATTCCTGGCCCGATCAACCCAGATATCGTGTGTATCAACTAAGCGATGTGCTTACTAATACAGATAGACTATTGCACAAGGGCATGCATGTGCGTGTGAATCTTGATGTAGACATTAGTTACGAAGAAGCAACCTTTATTAAAGAAACATTTGTTAGTACCTACGACCTTAGAGAAATTACACTTATTCCTCAAAAAGTAACAAACGAAGATATTAACTACGATATTACAGGAAACATAATGTTTGAAAGTGTAGACACTATTGTTACCAATCAGCTTACAAATATACAAAGCGAACAGTACAATGCCAAATTGCTAATGGATATATATAAAAATTTATAATGATTAATTTATCAAAACATTCAGAATATGGTGATCATTGGTTATATGATAGTTTGGAAGGTTTTAAACAAGAAGAAATATCAGCTAATTTTAAATTAAAGGTATTTTACACTTCAGATAATTTTAACAACAACGACTCAATTGGCTTAACGCTTTGGAAATTTTATGAATATATATCAATTATTGACTTTCCGTGTTTTTTTATTCATTTATATACCAACAAGTCAGATATAAGTAATGATCTAAAATTTTTAAAGAATACGTTCACTCCTAACGATGTAGACATTAACTTACATAGTATTAGCGGGTCTTTTAATAAAATATTTAAGAATAAAGATTCATTTTGTATTTTACCATGGATAAGTTTACATATTAACGCTCAGGGACTCGTAGGACCTTGCTGTCAATTTAACGAACATTATCCTTTAGGAAATGTAAAAAATGATAATTTACTTGACATCGTTAACAGTGCCAAATTAAAAGAAGTTAGAAAACAAATGTTATCTCAGCAGAGGCCTAACATTTGTAGTAATTGTTGGGTACAGGAAGACAACAATGCTGTTTCTTTGCGTCAAACAAGTAATCAGGTGTTTAGTAAATACCTTCCTTTTAAAGAAAATACTAATACAGATGGTTCTATAGATAGTTTTAAATTAAAGTACATTGATTTTCGAGCATCTAATATATGTAACATGAAATGTAGAATGTGCGGAGGCAATTATAGTTCAAAAATAGCACAAGAAGATCTTATACTATATCCAAACATTACAATTAATAAAAATTTTATAGAAAATAAACTAAACAAACAATCAATAAAAAATGTTCTTATCTTCATTGAAAACAACATTGACGAATTAGATACTATATATTTTGCTGGCGGCGAACCATTGATAATGTATGAACATTATAAAATTTTAGATTTATTACTTGAACATAATAAACATGATTTAGACATTAGTTACAATTCAAATTTATCAACATTAAAATTTAAAAACTACAATTTATTAGATTATTGGCAAAAGTTTACAAATATTACCCTACACGCAAGTATTGATTTGATAGGCGATCGGGCTTCTTATGTACGCTCGGGAGTAAATTATGATACCATTGAAAACAATTACAACTTAATTAAACACTTAGTTGATTTTAAAATTGATAGCACTTTAACAATTTATAATGCATTTAATTTAATGGACTTACAACAGTATTGGATAACAACATACAATATTTCTCCCACGAAATTTAACATAAGATTATCGATGCTGCCCCCGTATGTAATGTCATGCCAAGTATTACCTGATCATTTTAAACAACAAGTCACAGAAAAAATAAAAAATCATATAAATTGGTTAGAACAAATAGTTGATAGTAATTCTCTTATACAAAGATGGCACGATGTGTTACAATTTTTAAATGCTAAAGATCAAAGTCATTTACTTAAAGAATTTTTTAAATTAAATGACACAAAGGATGCGTATAGAAATGAAAAATTTACTGACATTTTTCCAGAATATAAAGACTTAAAAAAATATGTTTAAGATTAAAACACTCGCAGTTAAAAATTTTATGAGCGTGGGCAATGCTACCCAGGCTGTTCAGTTTGATCGCAAGGATCTTACTCTTGTATTGGGGCAAAATTTAGATCTTGGCGGAGATGACACGGGAGCAAGAAATGGAACTGGCAAAACAACCATTATCAATGCACTCAGCTATGCGCTATATGGTTCAGCTTTAACCAACATTAAAAAAGATAATCTTATCAACAAAACAAATGGTAAGAACATGTTGGTTACCATTGAATTTGAAAAAGATGGTATTGATTACAAGATTGAACGCGGTCGTAAATCAAACACAATGGCTTTTTATGTAGGCGGACAAGAGCAGCAGATTACAGACGAAAGTCAAGGGGATAGTAGAGAAACACAAGCAGAGATTGAACGCATGCTGGGTATGAGCCACGACATGTTCAAACATATTGTGGCACTTAATACCTATACCGAGCCTTTCCTTGCACTGAAAGCAAACGATCAAAGAGCTATCATTGAGCAGCTACTTGGTATCACTATGCTTAGTGAAAAAGCAGATTCTCTTAAGGAACAATTAAAAGCAACCAAAGATACCATAACACAAGAAGAATATCGTATTAAAGCAGTTACAGATGCTAACGCTCGAATACAAGAACAAATTGAAGCTACACGCCGTAGACAAACCATGTGGCGTACAAAAAACACCAATGACTTGTTAGAACTTGAAAGAGCGTTGAGTGTCATTGGCGATTTGGATATTGATCAAGAACTACGTAATCATGATTTACTCAATGAACACAATGAAAAAACAAATAAAATAAGAGAGATATCTCGTTGGCGAATAGCTTGTGAAACTGACCAAGTAAAACTATTAGTACAATTAGACAAATTAAAAGCAGAAATAGAAAAACTTAAAAAACACGAGTGCTATGCTTGCGGGCAAGCAATACATGATACCAAGCATGAACAGGTCTTAGAAGAAAAACGAAATACACTTAAAGAAACTTCTTTGCAGTATCTTGCTAATGACGAACAACTACACGCACACATTGAAGCTATTAATCTATTAGGCGAACCGGGATTGATACCAAAAGTTTTTTACGACAATAAAGAAGATGCTATTAATCATAAAAATACTGTAGCAAATTTAAAACAACAACTAACAACAAAACAGAACGAGGTAGATCCGTATGCAGAACAGATTCAAGAAATGGAAACGCAGGCTGTTGAAGAAATTAATTATGACTTAATCAATGAGCTGTCTAATGTTCGCGAGCACCAAGAATTTTTATTAAAGTTATTAACCAACAAAGACAGTTTTATTCGCAAACGTATCATTGATCAAAATTTAAGTTATCTTAATGCAAGACTCAGCCAATATCTTGATCGCATTGGGTTGCCGCATACTGTCAAGTTCCAAAATGATCTTACAGTGAGTATCGAAGAGTTGGGCCGTGAACTTGATTTTGATAATTTGAGTCGAGGAGAACGTAATAGGCTTATTTTAAGTTTATCATGGGCTTTTAGAGACGTTTGGGAAAGTTTATATCAACCAATCAATCTCTTGTTTATAGACGAAGTAATTGATACTGGTATGGACAGTTCAGGTGTAGAAAACAGTTTGGCTATTCTAAAGAAAATGGCCAGAGAAGGTAATCGTAGCGTGTGGTTAGTCAGTCACAAAGACGAACTGGCCGGTCGCGTGAACAACGTGCTAAGTGTTGTTAAAGAAAATGGATTTACCAGTTATAATACAGATGTTGATATAAAATAATGTATGCAGTAATATTAACCGTTCCAAGAGTGGCAGCATTACGACCGGCAGCGGCTCCGGCAATTATCAAAAGCTTATTCACAAATTTAAATTTAGAAAGTAAAATACTTGATATAAATTTAGATTACTTTACAGATTTTAAAAACAGTATTGATACCAATTTGTTTGCACAAGTAGATGAATTCTTATTTGTAAAAAATAAAAATTTAAATAGCGAAGGTCAAGCAGTTCTTGACAGTTTTATTGTTAAATGGATAGACACAGTCATTTCTTATAAACCACAAAAATTATTCATTAGTGTGTTCAGCTGGCAAGCGCAAAAGTTTACAGAAGAATTTTTAAGAAATTTTAGACAAACTTGTGATATTGAAGTTATAATTGGGGGGCAAGGTTTAATTAGAGAAGAAAACGGAAGTTACAGTACCAGGCCAGAATTTGCTCATTACCTTAAAAAACAAGGCTTAATAGATCATTGGATACGTGGCGAAGCAGAAACTACCATACCCGAGATTGTCAAAGGCAACTACAACGTTGCAGGAGTTGACACAGATTTTTTGGCAGAACGCAGTGTAGTACAAGATCATACTTATATGGATTTTTCAGATTTTGATATTTTAAAATATCAAAGTGGATATGAAACTGGTGTGTTACCCATGGAAACCAGCAGAGGTTGTGTTCGCCATTGTGTGTTTTGTGACATACCCACAATGGCCGGAGGTTTTAGATTCAAACGCGGAGACCGCTTGGCTGCAGAAATGATTCATTACTATGAAACTTATGGTGTGCGTAACTATTTTTTCCATGACGCTTTATGCAACGGCAGTGTGAGAGATTTTAGACAATTTAATCAGGTACTTGTAGATTACTATGCAAAAAATAACTTGCCCGATCGTTATTTGACTTATAGCAGCCATGCAATTGTACACAATAGACAAGCAATGAAACCTATAGATTTTGAGTTAATGGGTCGTGCAGGTGCCGAAACTCTTGTGATTGGCGTAGAGACAGGTAGTGATCGTGTACGCCAACATATGAAAAAAGGTTATGTTGGTGTTGATCTTGATTACAACATGCAACAGTATAGTGCAAACAAAATGCAGGTATACTTGTTGATCATTGTGGGTTTTCCTACTGAAACTGATCAAGATTTCCAAGAAACCTTAGACATGTTAACCAAGTATCAACGATATGTGGCAGACGGGACCATAATTGGTGTAAATCTTGGTACCACATTGACTATTGAACAAGGTACAGAGATGTACAACAAACCTGATACTCTTAAAATTATTGGCATTGACAACAAACATCCGCAAGGTACTGAATGGATATGTCAAGACAATCCAGAATTAACCTACAAAAAACGTATCATGCGTAGGATACAGGCACAAGAACATGCTGTCAATTTGGGTTACACTTTCTGGAAAGGTGACGATCAAATGAAAATCTTAATGGACAAATATCAAGAACGTTTATCTAAATTGGCCGGAGTAATTCATTGAAATTAGATATCAATTTCGTGGTAGAAAGAAGATTGGGTGTACCACAAATAAAAATTATCATTGACGATTACATAACCTTATACAACGGCGACGCACTTGATAATTATGAATTTGATATAGATTTAACCAATGGTGGTCATGATTTAAAAATTATTCATTACGATAAAAAACCCGAACATCATGTACATGATCCATATGGTAATATTGTTATAGACCGGCATATTGAAATAAAACGTATTGCATTTGATCAAGTTGATTTAGAACAAGAATTATGGGACGGAAAATTTTACCCGGTATACATGCACCGAGCAGACAATGAACCGTACTATATTTGTCCTAATTTATACCTTGGTCACAACGGTACCTGGAAGTACGAATTTGTTACTCCGATACTACCGTGGCTGATTGCCAGTAGAAATCAAGGGCCCAAGTTGGCTAATACGATTTTTCAAACCAACGCCAGCATACTTGAACAAGCCAAGAACTTTTTTAAAGATTTACCTGATGTTTGATTACAAAAAAATTAAAGAGTACCAATTAGAAATCACGACATACTGTAATGCTGCATGTCCGCAATGTCCTCGAAATATTCAGGGTGGTGCTATAAATCCTCACATGCCACTATTACATCTAAGTAGAGAATCAATTGACGTCACTTTTGATGTTGATCTATGCAATCACGTAGAACGTATATTTTTTTGTGGTAGTTATGGCGATCCTATAATGCACCCGGATTTCTTAGACATTCTACAAGATTTTAGAAATAAAAATCCCACGTTGTGGTTATATATACACACCAACGGCGGGGTGCATGATGAAGCTTATTGGCAAGAAATAGCCACAATAATGAATGGGTATGGCCAGATTGATTTTGGCTTCGACGGCTTAGAAGATACTTTACATCTGTACAGACGTAACGTAAAATATGCTGTTGCTATGCGTAATGCTCGTGCATTTATCAAAGCAGGAGGTAGAGCGCAATGGAATTACATTGTGTTTAAACACAACGAACATCAGGTCGAACAGGCAAAATCATTAAGCCAAGACTACGGATTTTTTAATTTCTTGCCAAGAAGGACCGGACGTTTTTATGATCATACCAATGAGTGCGCCTATCTAAATTGGCCTGTACATGATCGAGCCGGGCACACTGAATATGTATTAGAAGAACCTGTAAGCGAGCAATGGCGCAACCCAAGTGTACAAAGAATAGCAGTGATTAAAAAGATGCACGGCAGTTTTAAAGAATATCTAAAAACAACACCAATACGATGCGATGCACTATTAGGTAATAAAGTTGTAATCACAGCCGAAGGGTTGGTATTGCCTTGCAACTTTTTTGAACACAATCTGTATGATGCAAGATTTTACAGCTTCGCTCGACCTGGAGCCAATCAAGCAAGTTTTACTGCCACTGGTAAAGTACAAGTTAAAGAATTTGTCGATCAATATAAAAATGAATTAGATATAAACAAAAAATATCTGTCAGACATTTTTAAAAGTCATTTTTGGCGCGACTTAGTTGACAGTTGGACAGATAATAATAGAATAATGGAATGTGCTATGACATGTGGCGAAAAGTTTACTAAAGTATGGGATCAAGGAGGATCTATTAGATGAAGATGTTAGTTACAGGTGGTAATAGAGGGCTTGGGCAGTTTTTATGTACTGCATTTGGCGCGGACAGTGTCAGTAGATCATCAGGATTTGATATTACCAAAGATGTAGACCAAATTGCAAAGCAAAGTTTGAATTATGATATATTTGTAAACAATGCATTTGATGGTCCTCCTCAAGAATCTTGGGCTAATTTTGGACAGATACAAGTGCTCGAAGCAGTGTATGACGAATGGAAACAAGCTGGTAAATCAGGGTATATTTTTAATATAGGTAGTGTTGGGGAAAAAAATATTGTTGCCCGTGAGCCTGGATTTGAAACTTACCGAGTGGCCAAAGCAGCACTGTCACATGCAAGTAAACAATGCACGGCATCATTCAAAGCCAATCATGTACCATTTAAAACTACCTTAATTACACTTGATCGCTTGGACACAGATCTTAGTCGTAGTAGAGCAACATGGACAGGAAATGGCATATTATTGGGAGATGTAGCCACTTTTATCAAGTATGCCACTGGATTGGTAGCAAATACTTGTATTGAAGAAATAACATTTTATTGTAATT